ATACCCCCACCCTACCCCCAGGTGTATTATTGTAATGGAGATTGCTATGCCCGATAGTGTAAAACGATTCACTGTTGTAGTACAACGGCCTGTCTATTTTAAATTTATAAACAAAGCCAGGTTCTATGAGATCAGTAGTCAGGATATATTCACTGTTTTATTAACAAAATTTAATAATGGTGACTTCGATGATATATTTGGCATATCTGAAGAGCATATGCCAGACTACTAATACCTTAAATTCTATTAAATTTTTTCTATCATTTAGATTAGATGAAGGAGAACTTATATGGCTATTGGCAATAAACTTTTAGATCCAAACTACATACCAGAAGAAACACCAACAGAAAAAAATATAGACGCACCATATTTTAGAAAGATAACCAAATGTCCGGTAAAGTTTACTGATGACATTATAGAATATATTGAATCACCCGAATATCTGGGCAGGAGTCTAAGGCCACTACAAAAGAAGTTCCTTGAGAATCTATTTTCTAAAAATGATGATGGAAGTTTTAAATACAGCTCTGGTGTGATGTGCTGTGGTATGCGTGGTGGTAAGTCCTGGACTGCTGCTTTTATAGCTACCTTCCTCACACAGTATATGCTGCAGTTTGATGATCCAGCCGAGGAATTTGGGCAGATGCCCGGTACACGTCTAACAGCCCAGGTAATTGCATCTTCTGAGGTTCAGACCAAGGAAACCGCATATGCTGCTATAGAGTCAATACTTGACTACAGTAGATGGTGGCAGAAATACATGGCATATCTTCAGGACCTGGAAGAGGTAGAAGGAAAGCACTCAATGTACCAGGAGCTTAAGCTTGCTCGTGAGTTCCCAAAGCATAATCTGGCCGTACTTTCACTTCATAGTAATTCAGCTGCATTAGCGGGTAAAACAAGTTACTGCGTTATTTTTGATGAGTTGAGTAGGTTTGATGTAGTAGAGGGTGCGGTTCAGGCAAAGACACAGAAGCGTACTGCAGATGCGGTTTATGATACAGCTAGTCGTGCCGCGTCAAGTCTCTATCAAATAAGTAAAGTAGTTACTATATCCTCACCCATGTTTGAGGATGATTTTACTATGAAGTTACTCTGCATGTCTAAGGACTGTCATGTAGGAGAGCAGAAGCTCGTAATAGATTCTCTTCGTAATAAGTTTCAGAATAAAGTCGCTACACTATACGGAATGCATGCTACTACATTTGAATTGAACCCTCTTACAGAAGAAAATCCAACTGGTTTTACTAAGGGCATACATTTTGAAGAAGAGCGTAACAGAAACCCAGAAACCTATAACAGAGATTATCTGGCAGTACCACCAGCAACTGTTAATCCATTCTTTGAATATCCTGAAAGACTTGATATCGTAGTATCTCAAAGAACTGATCCTATCGCATTGTTTACTGATAAGACAATAGAAGAATCAATACAAACAGAGCAAGGTGTCGAACAAAGATTCTATGTAGGTAAATCAGTTATACCTGTTAAGCCAAATAAAATGAGTAAGTATTATATCTGTGTTGACCAAGCCGAAGTCAGTGACCACTTTACTCTGGCTATGGGTCATGCTGAAGAGATCCCTATAGAGACTGGAGAAGATAGGGGTGCGATAAGAGTAAAAGTAGTAATTGATCTTCTTACGGGTTGGGCACCTGATAAACAAAGGCATATTACCGTTTCATTTCAGAACGTAGAAGAAGTCATAAAGATACTTTGTAAGTCATTCCTGGTTGGTAAAGTTACTTATGATAAATGGAGTTCAGTAGAATCAATACAGAGATTATTCTCTGCTGGTATACATACTGAACGTCTTGGTGCTACACTTGAGATGTATAATATATTTAAGTATCTGGTATACCAGGGTCAGATAGATATACCAGTACATGATAAGCTACCTACTGAGATAAAACAATTATCTATAATACAGGGTAAATATATTGATCACCCTCCCGGGGGTAGTAAGGACTATGCTGATGCTGTGTGTCGTGTTACTTGGTGTTGTTATGAGGACTACCTAATTCGGGCAGTTCATGGTGAACACATACTACCAACTAAGCAAGAGCTACCAACAATACGTTCTGTAGCTACGGCCTATGAAATGATGCAGAATGCTGGGAACAATCCACATGGGGCTATATGGGATAGCCCCCTTGGTGGACAGTCCATGAGTGGAAAAGGTATTTTCGGTGAGACAATTATTGTCGTGCCAAACGTAGTCCCGAATATTGGGAAAAAGTAGTATCCGCGATTTTACCAGTTAACTTTTGGTACTTCCTCATTATTGGTATTGCATAGTTTACCCAGTTTTTATACGTATACTTATTATTACCCAGACCCCCATTATACATCCTACTTGCTGCAATGACATCACCACGGGATTTCTTTAGACACTTCTTAAGATAGCTAATACCTAATGGTATACACACATTAGCTTTAAACAAGTCTTTCTTTGGTCCCTTGTAATGATATGGCATGACTTGCATGATGCCCCTCGCACCAGCTTTAGATACGGCACGTAGCATCTTTCTTATTGTAGTACGATGCCTTTTATCATATGATTCATAATGCATCACTGTGCATACAAGTTTAGGGTCCACACCTTCCCTTTTACTAATGAAATAGACAATATAGAAAACCTTTAGTTGAAGCCATGAGAATTCATTACTTAATTCTATAAACATATCTTCACAGTCCCCTTCTGGTACTGAAGCATATGTTGTTGTGAATAGTATAAGTAATATAATACTAAACTTAAAGTATCTGATTAGTAGTCTGTATAGCATGATCACCTCTCTAAGAAAAAGAGTTGTTTGATCTCGTGGAAGTTCGCTTTTTTAAATTTGCTATAACAATACGATGATACTAATCCTAATACTAAACCGGCAAGTACACCTATAAAAAATAGGTCCATAATATAACCTCCTTAAATTGCCTTACCATAAATATTATACTAATAATATTTATGGTAAGGCTGCCTCTAAACTAGAGGCAGCCCCCAATTTTCACTATAAGTTTTTGGATTCATTATACGAGTTTGAGTTTTTTGCTCAGGCTCCTACCGATGTGTTTGAATACCGTATCAACGATTGCAGGGTGTTTATCAGAGTTTCTCTTGAGTTCAGGTGGTATTTGATTACTATATAAGTCATTATCTTCTTCCTGTCGGATATCAGATATTATGTCAGATGCAGTAATTCTGTCAATAACATTATCATAGTTCTCTTTAAGCCCTGAGTTCTCAATGATGTACTTCCTATACTCATCTGATACAGGTCCTATGCGAGATTCTGGTGGTACAACTAAAGCTTTCTCCACAATCTCAGGCGTGCCCTTCTTATCAAGAAATGAAACAAGGGCCTCACCAACACCGAGTTCGGTAATGACCTTTTCAGCACTGAAACGGGGATTGGGTCTAAGGGTTTGAGCAGCTACTTTAACTGCTTTCTGGTCCTTAGGCGTGTAGGCCCTGAGTGCGTGCTGGACCCTGTTACCGAGTTGTGATAGAACCGTATCGGGTATGTCAGATGGGTTCTGTGTTATGAAGAACACACCCACTGCCTTAGATCGTATTAGCCTTATGACCTGTTCTATTCTTTCCCTGACCACGGCTGGCATGTCCTTGAACAGGAGATGTGCCTCGTCAAAGAATAGCACGAGCTTGGGCTTGTCCCGGTCCCCGGCCTCAGGCAGTTTCTCATATATATCAGTTAGTATCCAAAGAAGCATGGCCGCGTATATACGCGGATACTTCATCAGGGTATCGGCACTGATTATATTGATATGGCCCCGACCACTTTCATCAGTACTCATGAAGTCTGTGAAGAGCAGGGCGGGTTCGCCAAAGACCGTATCGGCGCCTTCCATCTCGAGGTTGACTATGCCACGCTGTATAGCGCCAAGGCTTGCCGGAGCCAGCCTGCCGTAGTCACGCTCTAACTCGTCTCTGGCATGTTCCAATACGTACTGTATTACTGCCTTAAGGTCTCGTGTGTCTATAACGGGCCAGTCCCGGTCTGCTGCGATCTTAAAGACCTGATTCAGGGTTCCGGCCTGGACCTGGGTGAGGTCTAACACACGACTTAAGAGTAGTGGACCCATGCTGTTTACAGTTGCTCGCATTGAGTGACCAGTCTCTCCCCACATATCCCAGAATCTAACAGGTGACCTTTGAAAAGTTAGCTTTTTCATACCCATGGTCTTAGCACGTTCTATTAT